AAAATCAACGTGGTGCGCGGCGAAGCCAACAATGGCGGTGATGAATACTGTGACGTTGTTGACAGCCAACTTCGGCAGCAGGGTTATCACTGCTCTGTTCGCAGCCAGCGTGCGCCAAGCGGTCAAAGCAAGCTGTCCAGAATCATCCAGTATGCGCCGGACATCAAGCGGTTCTATTTTCTTGACGAGAAGCACCAGTCGAAAGAGTACAAGGCGTTCATGGAGCAAGTGACGATGTTCACGCAGCTTGGCAAAGTCCCGCACGATGATGCGCCGGACAGTCTGGCGCAGCTTGCCGATGAATTGTACAACGGAATCAGTAAAATCGAGCCTGTCAAGAGGCCATTTTAATAATTCCCCTAAATAGCCGGGTGCGTAGGCATTAAAATTTGATTTGCCTATTGACATGGCTTACAATAGTACTAGGAAGATTTGCAGCTTCCTCTAGGTATTGCGTTGACGAGATTTTTAAGTCATTTTTACTCGTCATTTGTTGTGTAATACCCTCCTTTCTTACTCACCCACGACAGCTGCCTTTATCTGTCGTGGGGATTATATGTTGCGTTTCCGAGTGGACGGAACGTTGTTTGTACTCCCCCAACTGACACGGAGCGGTTCAAACCCGCTACGCAGCACAACTATCCTCTTGCTTTGCATGGGATTTCTCTTTTGACACCTCACCGCTATTCCCGGCTCTCGATGTAAAAGGCTTTTCTGAATTTTCTCCTTTTGCAAAGAGCAGCGGTAAAGTAAGCCGGGTCTATCGCGGAGTGGAGCAGTCAGGTAGCTCGCTTGGTTACCAAGAGGTCGCTGGTTCAAATCCGGCTTCCGCGTCCGAATCGCAGTCCGAACCATTGCCTGTCCGGCAAACAAAAAGACTGTGAAGGTTTTCCGGGGCGGAAAATAGCACGGCTGGAAGTGCGAACAGTTTCCCAGTAGCTTCCGACAGGTCTGTGCTCAACAGCCTGTTTCCAGAAATCCAACGAAAGGAGCGCCCATGCTAGTTAGAATCTGTTGCCCTTGTATCAGGCAAAACCCAATCTATAAGAACGTCCGCTGCAACCGCTATCTTGGCGAAGTGGACGGAAGATACCATTTCAAGTGTGACAGATGCAAGGGCGTTATCGAAGGAGACACAAGGGAAGGATGGGTGAAAATCATCCATCCACCGGAAAAGTAAATAGCTTTTGAAGCGCAGTTTTGGCGCAGTGAGATAGACCTTAACAGGTTTGTCTTGCTGCGCTTTTTATTTTGCCGGAAAGGAGGAACACATGGCTGAGTATCAGATAGTCGTTGACGGCTTTTTGAATAATCCGCTGACCGGACGCAGACCGATTGAAACGCCGGAGACGGAAATCAATCGGGCAAACGTGCTGAAAGTGGTTATGGGCAAGGCAGAGCCTATTCATCTGCTGAACAAGAATGAGATTCGTTTCCTGCACAACTACTACTTGGGTAGCCAGCCTGTCCTCGAACGCACGAAGGAATACCACGCTGAAATCACAAACCGCATTGTAGAGAACCACGCCAACGAGTGCGTAGGCTTCTACACAGGCTATATGAGCGGTACGCCGTGCTCTTATGTGCGGTCTGAAACTGCAACAGGTGACGGCGAGGAAATCGCCCGCCTGTCTAACGCCTTGCAGTATGAGGGAAAGGATTCGCTTGATCGGCGGCTCTGGCAGTGGATGTTGGAGTGCGGACAGGGATACCGCATCGTTCTTCCTGACAAGGGGTATGGCGGCAACTACCCGGACGAAACGCCCCTGCTGGTGGACGTTCCAGACCCAGACATGGCGTATGTGATTTACAACTCCGGCATCGGGCATAAGCCAATCGCCAACGTGCTGCATATCCCGCGCAATTATCAGAACGACTTGAACGACTTGATTTGCGTGTACACGCCAAACCAGTACTTTGAAATCGACAACGGCAAGGTCACAAAATCGGAGAATCATTCTCTTGGAATGCTGCCGATGGTCGAATACAAGCTGAACCCTGAGCGGATGGGTTTGTTTGAACCGGCTATCCCTGTGTTAGATGCCATCAACGACCTTGAAAGCAACCGTCTGGACGGCGTGGCACAGTTCATTCAGTCCATCATGGTGTTTACGAACTGCCTTGTGGACGAGGGTGCGCTTAACAAGGTCAAGGAACTGGGCGCAATGTGCTTGAAGTCCACCTCTGGTCTTCCGGCATCCGTTTCGCAGATTGCAAACGAGCTTGACCAGCAGCAAAGCCAGACCCTGCTTGATTCTATGTTGAACGTGTACCGCAGCCTGACTGCCATGCCCAGTGCTACTGGTAGCGAGAATGCAACATCTGACAACGTGGGCGCAGTTATTGTCCGCAACGGCTGGAATCACACAGAAGCGAGGGCGCAGCAGTACGAGAATATGTTCAAGTTCTCGGAACGCCAGAGCCTGTCTGTGATGTTGAAAATCCTGCGTGACACGGCTGGTTCTAAGCTGATGGCAAGTGACATCAACATCAAGCTTCCACGCCGTCAGTACGACAACCAGCAGAGCAAGGTTCAGATTTTTGCACAGATGTTGCAGCAGACCATTGACCCGCAGTTGGCGTTTACTACGCCCGGTTTGTTCCCTGATCCGCAGGCTGCTTATGAGATGAGCAAGCCATTCCTGATTGCCGCTGGCAAGCTGGGTAAAGATGAAAAAGCACCAAAGCCACAGGAACATCCTAAACAGGACGTTACCAATACAAATGCCGGGAACATGGAAGACAAACAGTCTAATGACACTAAGAAAGAGAAAGATGCAGGTATGGCATGAAAAACAAAAGCGTTTATTTGATGCAGTCTGGAAACAAAGTGAAGATTGGCGTTTCAGAAATCCCGACCAAAAGACTTAATTCTTTGAGAATTGGATGCCCTGATATTTCCCTTGTGTATGCAAGTAATCCGATTTCAAACGCTTTTGAGATTGAAAGCAAATTGCACAGTGCTTTTTCTGAATTTTCTCTTGGTCACGAATGGTTTTCTGCTGAAATCAAAGAAGAAGCTATCGTTGCTATCGAAGAATATGTTTGCTCGCATGGAAAACTTTCTGAAAACGAAGAATCGAACACTGACGCAACCGATATTTTGAGCAAACTTTTTTCGGAAGAAGCATTGATTGAAGATGCCGAAAACTTAAAAAGGGAACGAAAAGCTACTGAGTGGATTCTTGTTGAACTTTCTTCTGGCAAGATACCTGCAAGTCTTATTTTGGGATTTATGGGGCTTGGATACGATTGCTCCCAAATCAAAGAGATTTGCGCCAAGTACGACCTTCATAAAGCATAAACACATGAATCACCCCGAATTTTCGGGCTGATATATTCCGGCAGGGAAGCCGGGATACAAATTTCGCAGCGTTGCAGGGAAGCAACGGTAAAAAAACGCAGGAGGAAATTAACGATATGAAACTCAATGTGTTGCTTGGTGATGCCTACAAAGAGGGTATGACCGCCGATGAAATCATTTCTGCGCTGGAAAAGGTTGCAGACCCTAACGCAGAGGTCGAGAAGCTGCGCAACGCCGTGACGAAAGCCAACGGCGAAGCCGCCGAGTACAAGAAGCAGCTCAAAGCAAAGCGCACCGATGACGAGAACGCCGCACAGGAACAGGCTGACAAGCTGGCAGAGATGCAGAAACAGATTGAAGCCCTGACTGCCGACAAAGAGAACCTCGTCAAGGAAAAGACCCTTGCATCTTACCGTGAGAAGTTCGTTGCACAGGGTTATGACGCTGAACTGGCTGGCAAGGCTGCATCTGCACTGGCTGACGGCGACATGGACAAGGTGTTTAAGTTCCAGTCGGAGTTCATGACCGCCCATGACACCGCATACAAGGCTTCTCTGCTGAAGGATATGCCCACGCCTCCGGGTGCGGATGGTAAGGGCGGCTCTGACAGCGAAGGCGTGGCGTTTGCCAAGAGCCTTGCAGAAAGAAAGAATGCCGAAAATAAGGCATCGAGTGACGCAATGAACGCTTTCCATTAAGGAGGAAAACATGAAGTATACCACTACTCCGGTATCGGCTCCTGAAAGCACTATTCTGGCTGCTGATACCTACGTTGCCATTCCCTTTACTGTGACCGAAACCGATGTTGTAAAGGCTGGCTATCCCATGGCAAAGACTGGCAAGAAGGCTTCTGCCACTACCGGGGTTTCCGACGCAGCAGTTACCGACGCCATTGGCATTCTGTTGCACACCGTTGACCCGTCCGTCAACCCAAACGGCGCGCTGCTTATTCAGGGCGTTGTTGACCAGAAAAAGGCAAATGCAAGTTCTGGCTTTTCCTTTACTGCTGATGACGTTGCCGCTCTGCATAAGGCTGTTCCCGCAGTCTTTTTCCGTGACAACATCGGCAGTAATGCTTAACGGAGGTAAAAAACATGGATTTTCAGAAATATTTCACTTCCGATGCACTTGCTGAGTATTGGACGAACGATGTTACCAACGCGCAAGCATTCGGCTCTGACGCCCTGTTTCCTCCGCGCAAGAAAGCTGGTCTGGAGCTGAAGTGGATTCGCGGTCACAAGGGCGTTGGCATCTCCCTGATGCCGAGTGCATTTGACACGAAGGCGACCTTCCGCGAGCGCAAGGGCTTTAAGATGTCTGAAACAGAGATGCCGTTCTTCCGTGAGGGTTTCCACATTGACGAGAAAGACCGCCAGATGCTGATGGAGATTCAGAACAGCAAGAGCACTTTTGCGGAGGAAATCATCAGCCGAATTTTCGATGATGCCGCAGAGCTGATTACGGGTGCTCGAATCGTTCCTGAACGTATGGCGTGGCAGCTGCTTTGCCCGGAGAACGGCAAGCCCGGTATCACCATCAAGGCAAACGGCATGAACTACATCTATGATTACGACCCGGATGGTACTTGGCAGGCAAAGAATTACAAGGCTCTTACCGGCAAGGCAAAGTGGGACGTTACCACTTCTACTCCCCTTACCGATTTTACCACTGCGAAGGATGCAATCGCTGCAAATGTTGGCGAAACCATCACTCGCGCCTACATGAACACCAACACTCTGAACAAGATGATTGCTTCTGACGAGGTGAAAAACCGTTTCATGACGGTTACGGCAAAGTCTATTGCTGTTCTTACCCAGAGCGAAGCACGCGCTTTGGTTGAGCAGACTACCGACATCAAGATTCATCTGTTTGACAAGATGTACCAGCCTGAAGGCGGCGGTGATTCCTTCAAGTACATCCCGGACGGTTATGTTGTTCTGGTTCCCGATGGCAAGGTTGGCGAGATGTGGTATGGCACTACTCCTGAAGAGGCAGACCTCCGTGCGGGCATGACGAACGCTTCTGTTTCTATCGTAAACAATGGCGTTGCTGTCACCACCATTAAGGAGTCTCACCCTGTCAATACCAACATTATTGCATCCGAGATTGTTTTGCCGTCCTTCCAGAAGATGGACGCTGTGTACTGCATCAAGGCTTACTAAGGCGAAAGGAGGAAAGCAGCATGGGAGATCAGTATTCCGAAGCGGCAGTCAAGCTGGGGCAGTACATTGCTCCTGCACTTGACCGTGAAGTCACGGACGAGGACTACCCACTCTTCGACCTGCTGCTTGATTTCGCCAAAGACAAGATATTTGCGCAGGGCTACCCTTTCGGTAACAGACCGGACGAGCTGCCCTTGCAGTATCAGTCGTTGCAGATACGCATTGCAGCGGAACTGTACAATCATATCGGCGCAAACGGACAGACGAGCTATACCAACAACGGCATTACTCGTGTTTGGGAAAGCTCTGATGTGGCGCAGTCCCTGTTGAATGAAGTGGTTCCGAGAGTAGGTGTTATCGGCTGATGTTCAATGGAAGCCCGCTGGATAAGCGCCCGCTGTGGTATTCAAACCCTATCGGTGAGAAAGAACCTGTTGTGGACGAATGGGGAAACGAAACCGGCGAGACATCGCAAACGTGGAGTGACCCTGCAAAGCTAATGCTGAACGTCAGCCCGCCTACTGGTGCTGCGGAAGCAAGCCCTTTTGGGGCGTTCACGGATTACAGCTATGTGGTCAGTTCGTCCAGCAAAAAGCATAACACTCCACTTTATGAGGGAACGCACGTCTGGTTTCAGACGGATGTTTCAAATCCTTTTAACTACATCGTGGTCAAAGTCGCAGAGCATATCACGGACACGTTGTATGCGCTGAAGGAGGTGGCCGCAAGTGAAAATTAAAGTGAGGTTGAGCGATGCCGGACTTTGTGATGCGGAACGTCAGATACAGGAGTACAAGACCACCCTGAACCAAAAGGCAAAGGAGTTTGCAAAAGCGTTGGCTGACAAAGGGCTTGATGTGGCGAAAGTTCGCTTTGCCAATGCCGAATATGCTGGCAGAAACGATGTTTCTTGTCGTGTTGACCAAAACGGAAACACCTGCACCATCATTGCCGAAGGAAAAGCAGTTGCTTTTATTGAGTTCGGTACAGGCGCACACCACAACGGATATGGCGGTGAACTACCGCCCGGTGTTGGTGCACATGGCTCTTACGGTAAAGGACACGGCGCACAACGCCGCTGGTACTACTACGGCGAAGCTGGCAATGCTGGTACACCTGTAAAAACGGTGGACGGCAAGGGACAACTTAACTACACGGACGGCAACGAACCGGCTATGGCTATGTGGGGAGCTGTTGAAGAAATGGCTTCTCAGGTAGAAGCAACGTGGAGGGAGGTCTGGAATAGTTGATTGATTATTTCAATTCCATCTTTACGGTTGTTGCTAAGGAACTGCGAAAGCAAGTACCCGGCATCTTCGTCACTGGCGAAATCAATGACAGCAATGTCAAGAAGTTTCCATGTGTGCAGATAGAGGAAAACAGCAACCTCCCGGTTCATCTGGATTCTGCCAGCCGAAGCAAGTATGCTGCCGTTTCCCTGCGTGTGCGTGTCTACTCCAACAAAACCAGCGGACGCATTGCAGAAGCTCGCTCTATTGTGAGCATCGTGGATTCTGTGTTGGAACCGCTCAATTTCTATCGAAAATCGTTTGCCCCGTTGAATGGGCTGTACAACAATTCCGTCTATCGGATTGATTGCAGCTACGGGGCAACAATCGGAGAGGACGGAATGATTTACCGAAACTAAGGAGGTAAACATTCTATGAGTACTGCTATCTCCGGTCTGAATACCACCCTGTATTGTGGCGACAGCGCAACCGCTTTGACGAAGCTGTGCGACATCAAGGATGTGCCTGACCTGATCTCCGAGCCTAACCTTCTGGATGCCACCACCTTGTCTGACCCCATGCAGGTCAACATCTTCGGCATCATCCAGAGCGACACCAAGTCCTTTACTGCCAACTACAACAAGGCCGACTATACGAAGGTCAAGACCGCTGGCTATGATGAGACTTCCGAGAGCAACGCCGTGAAGTACTACGCCCTGAAGATGCAGGACGGCTCCGGCTTCACTTGGCAGGGTATGCATCAGGTTGGCTTGTCCGGCTTTGGCGTGGACGAGGTTGTGGAAATGACCATCAACTGCATCTTCACCAAGAAGCCTGAGTTTAGCGAGACCCTGACTGTCACTGGCGGCTAAACCGCAAAAATCGAATCAATCAAACCGGGCAGAACTGAACAACGGATTTGGTTCTGCCCCTATTTATAAAGGAGAGCATTTATTATGGCTGCTAAGGTTATCAACTTTCATTCCCCCGATGGCAAGAACACTTACGAGCTGACCTTCACTCGTGACAGCGTGGAAGCTGCTGAGCGTGCAGGTTTTCAGATTGGCCAGTATACCCAGATGACCAATCTGCTGTCCAACTCTCGTGCCCTGTTCTACGGCGCTTTCATTGCTCGGAACAAGGGCATCAGGCGCAAGGTCACTGACGAGATGTTCCAGCACATCGAAGAGAAGGAAGACCTGATGGGAATTCTGCTTGAGATGTTCATGGACGCTTCCAAGTCCCTGCTGGCAACTGACACTGAGGACAAGACCGCAAAAAACGCAACGTGGGAGATTGTGTAACCGCACAATCTCAGGAAGCAGACGGAGAGGGAGAGCCATTCTCCTTCTCCAAGCTGTTCCACGATGTAGAAGCCTATTACATCTCCATTGGCATGACATACGACCAGTTCTGGCACGGCGATGTCTGGCTGGCAAAGGTCTACCGTGACGCAGAGGAGCTACGGGAGCGCAGAGCCAACGCTGAAGCGTGGAGAAATGGCTTTTACATGGCATCTGCGCTTTCCTCTACGGTTGGCAATATGTTCCGAAAGAAAGGGTCTAAGCCCATCAAGTACATGGATAGACCGCTTCCCCTTACTCAAAAGGAGAAAGACGAGTATGAATACCAACGCGCAGTTGAGGCGCAGGAGCGAATCAAGAGAATGATGTTCTCTATGATGGAAAGTGATGGTGGTAGTGATGGTTGATGTTGATATTACGAGCTTATCCGTAGAGATTTCTGCGGAATCGCAGGGTGCAGAGCTTAATATCGACAAGCTCGCTACCGCCATTTCTAATTTGCGGACAAAAGGCAACGTCACAAAGGTTGTGAACAGCCTTGACAGGCTGGCCGGTTCTATTGCAACGCTGAAACAGGCATCCGCTGGAATGTCCGGGCTGGACAAAATCACCAGCTTTCTAAATGGACTTTCCAACGTTAACCCGACCGCAAGCGTAAAGAGCATCAACACGGTCGTGAATGCGATCAAGAAGATTCCTGCGGTTGTGTCTGGCTTGAACGGCGTTGACTTTTACTCCATGTCTGGAAGCATTACTCAGCTCACTAACGCTTTGGCTCCTCTGTCCATTCTGGACGCATCGAACCTTAAAGCTCTTGGCAGCGCTTTCAATGCGATCGGAAAGGTTCCCGACCTGACCGACAAGCTGAAAGCGACAGACCTTGATTCTTTTGCAAGCTCTTGCCAGAAGATTTCTACTGCCCTTACTCCCCTTGCATCTCAGCTTGACAAAGTAGGCAACGCCTTTGCAAAGCTCCCCCCGCAGTTGAGCAAAGTTGTGACACAGGCAAACCGTGTGACTGCTGCCAACGAAAAGCAGCGCAAGAGCTATCTCAGCCTGTCCCATCAGATGAACGGCTTTATGCGGAACATGGCAAAGCTGGTCTCGCTGAAAGCCATTGCTGATTATCTTGGCAACGCTGTTGCGAAATTTAACGACTTCTATGAAGCAACAGACCTGTTTCATAATGCTATGGGCAATTTGAGCGGTGAAGCCGATACACTCATTAGCAAGATGCAGGGTTTGCTTGGCGTTGACCCGACCAAAGCGATGACCTACATGGCTACCATTCAGAGCTTGGGTACTTCGTTTGGTCTGGCCAGCGACAAAGCATACGTTCTGTCCAAGAACCTGACTCAGCTTGCTTATGACGAAGGTTCCTATTGGAACAAGGACGTTGCAGAGACCTTTACCGCAATGTCCTCCGCAATCTCTGGCGAGATTGAGCCTATTCGCCGTTTGGGCATTGACCTGACTCAGGCACGCTTACAGCAGGAGCTTCTTGCTTTGGGTTTTAACAAGCAGGTTTCTAGTCTGTCTCAGGCAGATAAGGCGGTTCTGCGTTACATTGCCATTATGAAGCAGACTGCCAACGTACAGGGCAACCTTGCACAGACCATCCAAAGCCCTGCGAACCAGATCAAAATTCTGAAAGCGCAGCTGGATATGTTGGCGAAGTCTGTTAGCTCTCTGCTCTACCCTGCCCTGAAATCCATTCTCCCCCCGCTGATTGCCGCCGTACAGCTCATTCGAGAGTTTGTTGAATGGGTGGCAAAGCTGATGGGCGTGAAGGTCGTGTTCACTGATTTCACAAAGAGCGCTGACAGCGTTGGCGGTATCGGTGACGCAATGGATGATACAGCCGATTCGACAAAGAAAGCTGCCAAAGCCCTCAAAGACTACACGATGGGTTTTGATGAGCTGAACATCATTGACCCCACACAGGGAAGTTCTGGCTCTGGTGCTGGTGCTGGCGCTGCTGGCAACATCTTGGGCGATGTAGACCTGTCCGGCTACGATATGTTCAAGAACTATGTTGGCACATCTATTGATGAAATCAAGGAAAAAGTAAAAAAACTTCTTCCAATCATTGCAGGTGTTGCAGCCGGATTTGCCGCTTGGAAAATTGCTGATTTTCTTTTTAGCCAGTTAAACAATGTCCACGGGTTAGCTTACAAATTGGGGCAGGTTGTTGGAGAATTACGAAAGAAGTTAGGGCTTGTCAACCCTGAACTTGCTGTAATTGCTGGTACTGTGGCACTAATTGTATGGCGTTTTGTGGACTTGTATCAGAACAGCGAGAAATTCAGAATCGGTCTGCAAAGAATAAAAGACCTTATTGAGCTTGCTGCACTTGGATTCTCTCAGGGATGGAATATTTCTCTTACTGAAGGAAAACTTGGACAATCCATTGAGCATTTAAAAGAATCCATTAAAATACTCGCACAGCAAATTCTCGACCTTCTGCCTGATGAATGGAAAGAAAGCGCTTCTAACGCATTTGAAACAATCCGACAAGTCGTAAAGAAGTTGGACTTGGATTTAGGAGATTTGGCTCTAACCTTAATTGGAATTGGATTGATTATCAGCGGTCATCCTGTAGCTGGTCTCGCCGTTATCGGATTTGAAGCCGTTTCTGTTGCGATTCGCGGATTAGGTAGCGAAAGCGAAAAAGAGTCTTTTGGCTTAAAATCCGATTGGCATAGCGCTTTTCAACAGCTTGGAATTGATGCTGGAAACATGGCATCCTTCTTTGTTGATGGATTTGCTCAAATTGTGGATAGCATTTCTGATTTTATTCGTTGGATTAAAGACGGAATCAGCGAATCTGAGCGTTTGGATGTCACGATGAACAAAACTTTGTTCCCGAATGCTCTTCTTGGATTGGCTGACCTGATTGCAGATATTGAGACATTTGTTCGTTGGGTTAGCAAAGGCCCAACTGAGGCTGAGCGCCTTGACGTTTCAATGAATCAAGGCTTCATTGCTAATGCCCTTCTTGGCTTAGCAGATTTGATTTCCGACATCGGAAGCGTGATCGATTGGTTTGTTCATTTGGATGACCATATCAAATCGGCCGGAGAATCTTTTACGAGGTTCTTGGATGGAGTGGAAAATTGGGCAGCAGAAGCGGGAAAAGCTGCTGCAAACATGGTAAACGCAGTTGCAGACGCAATCGCTTCTCTGCCATCAAAAATGTATGAAGCTGGGAAAAACGTTTGGCAAGGTCTTGTAAAAGGCATTCAGAGCGGAATCAGCAACGCAACTGGAGCGGCTGCAAATCTTGCCAAAGCCGTCATCGATAAGTTCACCACTGAGACTGATATCCACTCCCCTTCCAAGCTATTTGAACAATTTGGTATCTACATCGACCAAGGCCTTGCAAACGGTATCACTGCTGCTGTCCCCTACGTCACCACATCTATGCAGGGCGTTGTAGCCGCTGTGCAGGAGAAAGGCAACGAACTGATTAACACCGGTTCTACTCAGGCTACCAACTACGTTGCCGGGTTCTTGAACGGTCTTGACACCCAGTGGCAGCAGATTGACCAGAGTTTACAATCTGATTTCTTTGGCAGCATTGGCACTCTGTGGGATGCGATTTCTAACGGCGAACTTGAAAAGCTCGGCACATGGGCCGCTTCCTATTTCTATCATGCAATGGATGATGAGCAACGAAAGCAAATCAAATCCATTGCCGATAACAGCTTGCAGTGGTTGACGCAGGGGTTGAGCAGCGTTTGGAACAACATTGCAGGCATGGCTTCTAGTTTTATCAGCCAGTTTGTCCCTTCCGCTATGGCTGCAACGTCTGCTCAAACAAGTTTGAACATTGCAATGGATGCAAACCCTGTTATGCTGGTTATTTCCCTGATTGGTATGTTGGTTGGCGCTCTTGTCAATTTTGCCAATAAGAACAAGAGCATCGCTTCGTTCCTGTCTAATCTTTGGTATGGAATCGGCGATTTCTTTTCAATTGTCTTTGAAACCATTTTACGCGTTATTGGCACGGCAGTTCAGGGCTTTGTGGATGCAATTAACGCCTTAATTTGGGCATGGAATCGGGTTCCTCTTCATAGCAAGATGGATTATGTTTCTAACCCAATGTACGACTGGGCAGACAAAGTTGCAAATGAACGTAAAGAAAGCCAGCGCAAACGTCAAGAAGCGGCCAATAGCAGCTTTGACGATTCCAAAGACCCAACCAACTACGAACAGCAGTACAAGGAACTGCTGGAAAAGTACAAAAATGGTTCTTACCCAGGAACGAAAGAATGGGATAAAAACAACGGCACATCCTCCGGTTCTTATGGCGGCACTACAAGTGTAAACGTCAACATCAACGAAGAGGAAATGCGTGAATCTGTTTACAATGGCACTTACAACGCATTCCTCGATATCTTCCAGCGGTATGGTGACGAGCTGACCGGTGGCAAGGAACTCAAAATTTACCTTGACGGAAAGCAGATCACAGCATCCGTTGAGAAGCGGCAGAACGCCCGTGGACAGTCTTTGATGGGCAGTGAAGTTTACAGCTACTAAGGAGGTGGCGGTTTATGACAATTCCAGCACTGGTAACTGTAAATGGCGTAGACTTGCCGGAACCTTCTTCTTACGAAGCGACCACTAGCACCATCGTGGATTCTGGACGAAATGTTCAAGGTAAAGTAGTTGGCTCTGTTGTGCGGCATGATGTAGCAAAGGTGTCCCTGAAGTGGAACTATCTTACCGCACAACAGTGGGCCACTATTCTCAGCCTGTTCACGACACGATTTTACTGTACCGTTCGCTTTTATAACCAGGCAAAGGCCGGATACGACACGCGGCAGATGTACGTTTCAGACCGAACATCTGGTATGTGGCGGCGCGGGCCTAAAACCGGTAATGTGATGGGCTGGACGGATTGCTCGATTGCGCTTGTGGAGGTATAGCCTATGGTACAACCTTCTCAGAAGTGGCTTGACAAGTTTTCCGAAACGCTTGTGCCGGAGATGTTTGTACGCATCACCTATGGCGTTACAGAACCGGGTTTGCAAGAAGACGCGATTCCTAGCACAAATGGCGAAACGTTCTTCAGCAATGTATCTTCTATCGTTGACAGTGAAGCACATACTTATACGAAATATTCTACCGGTGAATTAAATTTCACTGTTTTGGACGGTAATTATACCTTGCTTGATAGAAGCGTAAAATCTCAGGAGGCTGGTTATGTTAGCGAAAATTGCGTTTCAACTTCAAACCACCCGATTATTACGCTCTCGTTTAGCAAAGTTCATACCGTGACTATTCCCGGTATTACCATCACATGGTCGTCAACGTTCAATGAATGGCCGACAAGCTTCAAGCTGACCGCTTATTCTGGAAGCGTAGTCGTATCCACAAAAACAGTGTCGGATAATTCCTCTATCACCACTGACATTGACTTTGAAATTGCAAATTACGATTCCATTTCCATTCAAATCCTGTCGTGGTGTTTGGAAAATCGGCGTGCACGAGTTGAGCAGGTGAAGCTTGGCCAATTTATTGTGTTTGAGAAGAAAGACATCTTTTCGTATAAGCATGATTCCGCAAGAGACCCGATCAGCGGGCAACTTCCGAATGACAGCATTACTTTTACGGTGGATAACAGCACACAGAAGTGGAATCCAATAAACCCGAAAGGTCTTTACAAATACTTATACGAGCGTCAGCCTATCTCTGTGGAGTACGGCATGGACTTAGACGGAACGGTAGAATGGATTACAGGCGGCAAGTTCTTCTTGTCTGAGTGGAATGTTCCATCTAATAGTATCGAAGCCAGCTTTACCGCCCGTGATGCTTTTGGCTATCTTATGGTTTCCAACTACACAGGAAGAATGTACGGCACTCTTTATGAGATGGCCTACGATGCGCTGGAGCTTTTGAGCGATAACGTGGCAACGTTTCAGATTTCCGATGAACTGAAACAATATAGCACGGATATCACAAAGCAGGATAAAGGCAACTATAAGGATTCTGATATTTTACAGATGGTTGCCAACGCAGCTGGCATGGCAATGTATCAAACCAGAGAAGGCGTAATCGTAATCGGTCGCATTCCTGATATCTCTACTGCAAAAGCAAACATTGCCGGTGAAATTGATATTGTCAACAACTTCAGCTGGCCTGAAATTGCATTTTCTTCACCTTTGAAAAATGTAACCTGTTCGATTGATGTGAAATCTTCCGATGGCTCGAGCACTACAAGCAAAACGTATTCTTACCCAGAAAACCCGGCAGGAGGTGGAGCAACGCAGACTGTCAACAATGAAATGCTGTCTCAAAGCATTCTCGACCAAAGCAGGAATATTTTGACAGAAGCGTACAAAGTGCTTTCCAACCGCCGCAAGGTCACATTGGAATATCGTGCAAGCCCGCACTTTGATGCGCTGGATTACGTCCTTGTTCATCACCAGTTCGGCTATTCCTCTGTACTGCTGACTACAAGTTTTTCTTATCAGTATTCCGGCTGTTTTCACGGGACGGTCGAAGGATATCTCTTGGAAGGAGCTGATGTTCGTTGACCCGGTGGATTACAGACAGAACCGATGATGATGTTGCGCAAGTCAAGGTGCTTGCATCGAAAGCAAAGGCAGGAACGTGGACAGAGGAAGAACAGGCAGAGTGGGCTTCCGGCATGAAGGGCGCTCTAAGCTATATGGACTACAACCGCATTGAAAACGGTATCCAAGAGATTGCGTCCATCCTGAATGCATCTGTTTCAGTCAAAACCGACTGGGATGTAAACGGGTTCCTGACTGTCGCAGATGCTTCCCGGTGGCTTTCCAACATCAAAGTTATTCGTTCTTTGTGCAGTGGCAAAAACGATACTCCCGAAACTCCTGCTTCCCTCAATTATCTGCATTATACGATTATCAATCAGGTTGAAGAAATTCTGCTTGATATTGAAACGATAGCCAACAACCATCTAATCTACTGCTCAGAGCCGGTCTGTGGAGGTGAACCTTACTATGCACTTTGTTGACCGAGAAGCGAAGTATCCAAACCGATGGACAATGACTAAACCGGACGGCTTGTCAGAAGTCATCACCCTTGTTCGCAATGACGAGCCTATCGTTGAAGGCACTCCTATGAATGCCGAAACATTGAACACACTTTCAGACGTTGCAGGTGCAGACATTGCAAGAATTGCTGCCGAAAAAGCAGAACTGAACGCGAAACGGTCTGAAATAAACGCCGAAACATCTGCGCAAGAATCGCAGAAGCAAGCCGAAAAGTCTGCTGAAAGCGCCCGTCTGGCAGAACAGAGCGCAAATAAAGGTGGCTGGATGGATTTCGAGCAGAAGAACGGCATTCTTTATATGGTTAAAAGCGATAGCTTGACCGAAATAAATATGCAAGACAATGGCTCTGGAATTTTGGAGGTGACGTTTGAATGAGCAAAACAATCGAAATTGGCCCTTATAGCGCCTATGCCATTGCTGTAAAGTATGGCTATGTTGGCACAGAAGAGGACTGGATTAAAGCAGTCGAAGCGGCTCGAAAGAGTGCAGAGACAAGCGCAGCCAATGCAAAACGAGAAGCAGACGGGGCTTCTACTTCTGCCGCTACTGCCACTGAACAGGCCGGAATTGCAACCACAAAAGCTGGCGAATCTGCCGCATCCGCTGATGCTTCTGCATCCAGTGCATCTGCCGCTGCAATCAGTGAAGCCAATGCAAAGAAATACTCGGAAGAGGCCGGGGCCAAAGCAAATACCGATAAGACCCTGAGCATTGAAAACGCCCCTGCCGACGCAAA